GGCGTGTGCCGGGTGGGATCAATGAAGCGTCTTCTTCTCGCGCTGCTGCTGCTGTGGTTCTCGCTGCCCGCAGCCGCGCAGGTCTACGGTCCGCCCTGCGGCAACGCGGACGCGTGCGATCAGGGCGAGGCTTTTTCGGCGTGCATGGCAACGGCGTCCGCCATCACGTTGACGACAAGCCAGCAAACCGCGGGCTATTTCCCGTTGTGCATTGTCGCCACGGGTACAGCGAGTAGCGAAACAGGCACGTATCGTCCATGCATGAGCAATCCCGGCGGCGCGCAGGGCAACTGCGCAAAATCAGGCACGCCCGATCAGAAGTGGTTTTCCAGCTGCTCCACACGTCCTGATGAACCTGATTGGCAAGGCACTAGCAGCGTGTGTTCCGCTGGGTGCAGGTACGATTTCGTTTTTGATACAGCCGCTCCCGGTGGCGGCCAGCATTCGCCCTCCGGGGCTACGTGCAAGGTGGGCGAGTTTCCGCCTCCTGAAACTCCGCCACCGGATCGTGATAACGATGGCGTGCCCGATGTGGACGACGACTTTCCGGACGACCCTACCGAGTCGAACGATTCGGACGGCGACGGCGTAGGCGATAACAGCGATACCGACGACGAAGATCCGGACAACGGTAAGGACGATGGCACCGGCGACGAAAGCGACAACGCTGCCAGTGGTGGCGGTACGTGCGACGCGCCGCCGCAGTGTTCAGGCGACGCGATCCAATGTAACCAGCTTCACCAGCAATGGCAGATGCGCTGCAAGGGCGCGAAGGTCACCGGCTCGCCCGAGGTCTGCAATGCGAGTTATACGTGCACGGGCGACACGGCCCAATGCGCCGAAATCGCGTTGCTGCGCGTGACCGCGTGCAAGAACGTCACGACCAATCCCGGCGACGGCGGCGCTGCGCAAGAGCTCGTTGACGGTTTGAAAAACGGCCCCGCCGATAAGCCGGATTATGACCCTAAGTCGATCTGGGGCGAGGACGACGAAGAGGCCGAGGCGGACGACACCGGGTTTGGTCTCGCGCGATCGTGTCCGCCTCCCATTTCTGTATTCGGCCGCACCATTGGCATGCCCTGTGATCTGGGCCTCGTCGTCGCGGCCATTGTTCTGCTGGCCGGGTTCGTGCAATTCGGCTACGCCTTCATCAGGAGCTAAGTCATGCCGTGGTTACTCGGGGCCCTGTCGGGCCTGATCTTCAGTAAAGCTGGTGCGTGGATCGCAGGCGCTCTCGCGGCGCTCGGTATCGGGCTCACAGTGCAGGTCGCGCTGTTCGATCAGTTGATGAACTACGCCCAGCAAGGATTCAGTGGGCTGCCTGCTCAAGCGGCGGCGTGGATCGGGTTTTTGAACGGTGACCGCTATGTGTCGTTGGTCATCAGTGGCGCGGTCGGCGCAAGTGCGAAGCGCATCATCATGCGGAAGATCGCCGGATGATTACCACCTGGACGACTCTCCTGCTGACCGGGCTCCGGGGCAACGGCAAGACCCTGATGGCCGTCGAGATGATGGATCAGTTCATCAAGGCAGGCGTGCCGGTGTTCGCGTCGAACTTCAACGAACTGACGCTGCCCGGTGTCCAGTTCTTGGACGATCCTAACCACTGGCGCGAGCTGCCCCCCGGTTCGGTGCTGTTCGTCGACGAAGCCCAACGGTTCTGGCGTTCGCGCCGCTCGGGCGATCCGCCTCAGGCGATCATCGAGATGGAAACGCAACGTCACGATGCGGTGCGCATCGTGTTGCTGACGCAGCAGCCGACGTACCTCGACAAGCATTTGCGCGGGCTGGTCGATGTGCATCGCCATCTCGTCCGCCGCGCCGGTCTGGAAGCGTCGCAGCTGTACGAGTGGGAACGCATCCGTGAGGAGTGGGACACGCCTGCTGCAAAGGACGAAGCCGAAGCGTCCATCTTCGCGTTTCCGAAGCAGTATTACGGCACGTACAAGTCCGCCGATGAGCACACCATTAAGCGCAAGTTGCCGATGCGCGCCAAGCTGATCCTCGCTGCCATTCCGCTGATCGCGGGCTTGATGTGGTACAGCATGCAAAAGGTGAAGCCCGGCGATGCACAGGCCGCACCTGTCACGGCGGACGCGGTGAGTGCCGACGTGTCAGCCGTAGGCGACACGCCGGCCGATCCGCGCCGCAGGCGCAGTGAGCCGCTCTCTCCGCTGCAATATCTCGAAAGGATGCAGGCCCGCATTCCCGGCGCTCCGTGGTCCGCGCCCATTTTCGATGAAGTGAACGAGCCGCAGGAAGCGCCTGAGGTCTATTGCATGATCGGCCGCGTGTGCCATTGCCTGACGGAGCAAGGCACGCGTTATCCGATGGCGCAGCTTCAGTGCCGGAACATCGTGCACAACGGCGGCATTTGGAACCCGTTCAAGCGAAAGCGCCAGGACGAAATGCGTGCACCCGCGACCGGGGTGCAGGGGGCAACCCCTGCGGCTATGGATGCGCGAGCATCCGCTCCTTCATCCGGCACGGTGTTAGAAGCGCCGCAGGTGAGCGGCTACGGGGATATCGGAGTCGGCAAGCCTGTCACGGCCCCGGAGACCGGCTCTTAGCGTCGGCGAAGCACGTACAGCACGTGATCCAGTTCGCCCGGTGATATCTATTCCCGGTGTGGGCTCACCAATCGGTGGCCTGCCATGCGCCAGCCGCTCCACGGACCGTAGAGCGGCGTTTCGTTGTAGATGACGCGGCGGTATAGCTGGGCGGCGCAGTTATTCGGGCAGCGACCGCTAAGCCAGCACGGCGGGCGTTCCATGCCCAAACCCTCGGGTTCCTGCGGTAAAGAGGCTGCGAAGGGCGCGGCTAACGATCTGCCACCATTTCGCATAATGCCTATAGCTCGTTTCCGTTAAGGAAGCGGCATCCGCGCTAGTGGCGTGTGCCTGTTGCGGAAGCAGGGCGGCGACCACCACGCATGCTACGGCCGCCGCCTTGAGTCGGTCCAAGAGCGATTCCCACACCTTTCGCGCGTCTTTCGACGCCGATTGTTCGGCCAACACCTGTAGCGCGATCTGCGGGTCCGCGTGGGCGATCTTCACCAGCTCGGTGAGATGCGCAGCGCGGATGCCTTCGCCCTTTCGCCAGAGCGAAACGGCGGAACGCGAAATGCCCAAGCGACCGGCCAGAGCCGAATCGTTCTGAGGCTCGCAGTGCTGAATGGCTTGGTCCAGTAACTGATTCAGGACGCTCATGTCGAGTTCTCCTTGACAACGGGTCAAGTCCTACTTTACAACGCGTCTGTCGAGTTCTTCTCGACAGGGCCAACCCGACCGGGGACAGGCCCCCGGCGCTCCCCTCGCCGGTCGTCCCCGGCGTTCCTGCTGGGGAGTAGGGCATGACGGCATTAATTCTTCTGACGGTCGCCATCGGCGGTGTCGCACTCGGCACGGTGATGGTCGGCGCGCTGCGTCTCGTGTTCGGTGGTCCGCTGTGATCGCGCCAGAGGCTGCCTGCGTCGCGGTGGGCGTGTGCTTCGCGCTCTCGTTCGTCCAGTGGTGGTCGTGGGCGAAGGACGACTCCAATGATTGAGTTTCCGCCCGCGATTGAGTTCGCACTCCGCATGTTCGCGTTCGGCGGCGTCGTGTGGGTCGTTCTCTGGCTCACTAACCGTGTTGAATTCTTCGCACGCCCAATGGACCGGCTTTATCGCTGGGTGTGGCGCTTGCCGGAATGCAGGGCAGGGCACTGCTACTGCCGCCGGGGCTGCGTCTGCATGGTCGTTTGCGAGAGCCCGTGCCAGCTGTACCTCGATGGGCTTACGTGCGAATGCAAGCGCAAGAGGTGGTGCGAGTGATCGCGCACGCATTCGCCCAGGACGAAAACCGTGCATTCGATGCGCGGGTCGAGCGGCTTTTTAGCGGCGCAGCCGCTGGGCTTGTCCTTACTGAAACAACCCACGCAGGTTCTTCTTCTCGTCGGACGTTGTTTCGGGAAGCCGTCCAGATCACTGAAAAGTCGATCACGGCGGTTAAGGCGCAACGCTTCGGCGATCTGATGCGCCGTCCGGCGCAGGGCTTCATGGCTCCGTCGAAAGTCATCACTGCGAAAGACCAGCGCGCCAAGCGTCTGCGCAAGATGAAACAGAACGTGATCACTGCGGCGAGGTTGCACCATGAGGAAGCTACTCGCGGAAGTTGTCGCGGTCGCTGGGCGATGCTCACGCTCACCTATCGGGATGATCAGAGATGGGTGGCGGATCAAGTGGGGAAGCTACTTAATCGCTTACGTGACTACGCTTCGCGCACGGGATTTCGAGCGCGCTACACGTGGGTCTTGGAGCTTACGAAACGAGGTCGGCCCCACTACCACGTGTTGGTGTGGCTACCGAAGGGTCGCAGCCTTCCGAAGCCGGACAAACAAGGCTGGTGGGAACACGGCCTGACGCGCATTGAATGGGCGCGAAACGCTATCGGTTATCTCGCGAAGTACGCGAGCAAGGGCGACGACTACGACCTCACGACATTGCCGAAGGGCGCACGTCTTTCCGGTGTCGGCGGCCTGTCGAAAGAGTCCAGGACGGAATTGCGGTGGTGGAAGTTGCCGCAATGGGTCCGCGAAGTGTTTAACGAAATTTGCGACGTTGGTCGCGAGCAAGGCGGCTATCGCAATCGATCTACCGGCGATTTCCTCGCCAGCCGGTACCGGGTCGTTTTCATCGGCGGGGCACTCCTCCTATGCGAGATCATCACATGAACGTAATCCGTGTCCTCGTCGTATCGACTGCGCTGACCAACGTCAAGCAGTTCGACCAGAACAAGAAGTTTTATGGCACGCAGCAGGCCGCCATTTTCAACGGCGGCGACTTCCCCATGCCGTTCGGCGTCAACGTCGAGCAGGACCACGAATATCCGCCGGGCGATTACACGCTCGATCCGAAGAGCTTCCAGCGCGATGAGCGCGGCAATCTGAAGCTGAAGTCGCTGAAGCTGCTGCCGCTGGGCGGTTCGTCCGCTCCGGTTCGGAAGTAAGTCATGGCACGCGTCCTGACCTGCACCGATCCCGTGCCGAATTCTGACGGTTCGTGCACGTCGGCCGCGTATCTGGAAATGCCGTCACTTCTGCCAGCGATGACGGTTCAAGAGGCACAGGACATTGCCGCAACGGCGCTGCTCGCGTTCGCTGCGGTCATGGCTGTGAAGTTGGCATTCCGCAAGTCGCAATAACGCGACCCACTACAAAACGAGGTTCCAAATGTTCAAGCGTCTGAAGGGCAAGCTCCACGCGGTCGTGCCCGCCGCATCCCTCGCTGTTCTTGCCGGTTCGGCGAACGCAGCCATCGACACCACCGCGATCACGGGTGCCATCACCGAAGGCCAGACGGCTGCCGTGCTGGTCGCGGTCGCGTTCGGTGTCGCTGTGTGGGCGATCCGTGGCGTGAAGATGATCCGTCGCGCCTGATCCGGGCAACGGTGCCCCGGTGGGAGTTCGCTCCCACCTGGGCGGTTCAAGTGCATTTTTGCGAGGGCAGGGCAGTGGACGGATGGATTGTGTTGTGGGTGCTGATCCTGCTGTTCAACACGGCGTGTGCCGGGTGGGATCAATGAAGCGTCTTCTTCTCGCGCTGCTGCTGCTGTGGTTCTCGCTGCCCGCAGCCGCGCAGGTCTACGGTCCGCCCTGCGGCAACGCGGACGCGTGCGATCAGGGCGAGGCTTTTTCGGCG